GTTAGACCAAGTTCTTAGTTTGGTAAGAGTAAGGAGTTACTTCTCCCCAGTATCCTTACGGATACTAGGACGTTTTCAACTTCTACTTCCTCTTACTACACACACGATTACATCGTAACGTGCGGGTGCGGAGACCAATGTCCCGAAAGGAAACAGTAGCTACCTGTAATGAGCATCAAGCTCATACCAATTTCTGTGAAGTGTATGTTGCTCAGATAAATCATATCTTTGTTTCATATCCTTCAGGATGTCTCGTAGAAATGTTGCTCTTAATTTCGTTTCTGCTTTCGTAAGCGGAATTGAAACTAATGACAACTCAGGGGTATGGTTTACAACGTACTGTAATTTAATACATGTACCGATGTAACCCTCTTCCGATACAATCGGAATTCCCTCGAAGAATTTCTCTCGAGCTTCCCAGAAATCGGCTTCTACAAGTAGTGCCTTCCTAAAGTAAATCCAGAATCCTGGATTCGCTAACATTGTTAAGGTTTCTAGAACCCTTAAAAATGGTACTTTCATTACGTTAACAGTGGCAAAAGCTAGCAATAGATTAGCCATTGGTAAATGAGAGGATTCTTTAACAGGTCGATATGCTTGTTTGAAGCTAACATTGACGATTGAATCGTAAATGTGCTCCACAAGCATGCTAGAGGTTTTAGGCAGTCCAGAAATCCATTCGAGCAGCATGCTGCCGAAATGGACTGGAGATACCTGACTAACCCCTTTAGGACCAAAGAATTGCCATAAAACTAGGTTCACGAATTTCTTCAGGTTTCGCTTTGCGATAAGACCAGAAGGAACTCGTTCAACCAGATCTAGAAGATCTTGTGTGGAAGTTATAGCGGTATACATTGCTGATTTAATCAGAGCAGGAAACATATACCCGGATCGGCAGGCAGCCAAAATGGCACCAGCCCCAACCGGAGTAAAGTTTACGCCTGGCCCTCGGAGATTTTTCGCAAATTCAGTGAATCTGTGAGAAATAACCGATTTACCTTCTTTAATGGTAAGGCCCAATGATTCCATAATAGCCTTGTACATAAGACCTACCTCGTCATGGTTAACAACCATGTCGTCTCCTAAGACTGCGTAATTCGCATCCTTGAAGTCAACTCCTGCGAGAGCATATGAAGCAAAAACAATCACATGATGTGTTAATGCTAGCATAGCCCACGAAGAATAGGCACCCATAGGTTGGCCCACGGCATATCGCACGGTAGAGAAATCAGTATCAAGGGAATTTACATTCCACTCGATATCTAATAACTCCTTCCATGTTTGTCCATCAACTCCAAGCGCATTTAAAATGTCGACCTGGAGATTGATAGGCAATCGATCTGTCGCGGCACTAAGATCAAACCCACTTAGTTTATGAGCAGTTGCCTTTTTAGCAATCACTCTATCCAAAGCGGAAATTTGATCGAAAGTACCATCATATGGGATAGCTTTTAGAGCTTCAAATAATGAATCGTGCAATCCATGAAACGCAGATTGTATCCACCAGTTAGTTGAAGCCACAATTCTTGCCTTCCCGGCTTGATCATAGACTACACCTAGTTTACCTAGGTATAGTCGATCAGAGTCGAGCCCATGTGAGGTATGTGCATCTAATCGCCAAAATTCGAAGATTCTTCCAAATGTTCCTTTCCAAGCATAATAAAAGCTTGAAGGGAAATATCGAAAGAGTCCAAGAAATTTGTCGTGAATTCTTAGAATATGGAACCATATAATATATGGAACTCCAAATACTAAGTTTAGACACACAAACCAAAGCATGTAGGTGAAGGCCTTTTGGTCATACATCCACCCAAGCAGTTTTAATGCTTTAAGAGGCTCATGCATAAATGCAAGAGCGTCCAAAGCAGCTGTCCAGGTGGCCATATTTCCATTAGGTCCCGCCTTAGGCGAGAAATGCGGATTAAACTTTCCAGTTTTTACAATGCCATAGATGTCACCGTTGTTTTTAACAACTGTTTGATAGTCCATGGTACCTGTTTGAAAATTAAATCTTCCTTTACCTTTTGTTTTCTCTATTGTTAGCTCTTTCAACGCTTGTTTAATTACTAGCGCAGGAAGAGTACTGTAGTTTCCTTTAAATGGACCAATTATGGTACTTAGGTCTGCCACGACTTTCGTCGAAAGCACCCTAAATATACTTGCCAAGGAAAGTATAGCTGTGATTTTCTTAGTATGGTACGGCAAAGGAGCGTCATCCCATTTATTAGGGTGAAACTCGTTTTGCACTTTCATTTCGAAAGCAGTACCAGATTCGGAATTCTCACAGTGTTTAATATACTCTCTAAGATAAACCCTTAATTTTAAAGGGAATATCGTAGGCATTCCATAATGATCCAATCGGATAAAGATCCAAACACCAGACACGTCACCTCTTTTATGAGGCGTTCCCGCAAGAGCTCGGACAAGAATTCTCATACACTCTTTTAAATAAGAGAATGTATAAGTTGACCCATTTCTTTGGATCATTCTTTCCACTCTAGCAAGGAATAAGACGAAGTATGGTCTAAGTTCTCTGCAGTTAAATAACCATAAGATAATGGAGGCAAATCGTTTAAATTCGTTAGAAATCTCGCCATCTCTCCAGACTTTCGTCTTAGGAGTAGCGACACCCTTTCGATTTAAGGATCTAATCCACTGTTTATTCTCTCTCTCCTTCTTGAAGTGAGGTTTAAAACTAGCTATGTTTCCAAGTAGTACCAGGGGTGTTTTCACCCAAGTATATAAACCTTCGATAAATCTAGGTGCAATAGCATTTGCTATTAAGTACATAAAGATAAAGAAAGTATATATTAAAACTAACATTGGAAAGAATAGCGTAGTAATAAGCCCCCACACAAAAAGGAAGGGAAATACTAAAACAGTAATTAGACCTGCTACGATCCCCTCCTTAAAGATGTTAAGGATAAGATTTTTCATGGCAAATATCGATTTATTATTTGTCCCCAGGAACTCCTAGGCACATAGCCGGGAGTTTCTAAAGCTAATAAATTGCTTCCTTGCGTGCAAATAGCAAGGCGCCCCTCTTCAGAGGTCATTCTAGCAATACTTTAGAATCTCCTTCTGGAAATCCAGAGCCCCTTTGCGGGGGTAGATTTTATTGTAACCATCTATGTGAGAACATTTTATTTACATGCTGCGCACCTTCCGCTACTTAATATAACCTTTCTTAAGGGTCATAAGAAGCAGCAACTTGAGGAATAATATCCGAAAGAAGCCCCTTCTTGAACTTCCAGCATCACTGCTGCGGAGTAACCCGATCAGTTACGCGTTATGTTAAGCATGTGGTATTTCCGAATAAACTCGGAGAGTTTACTCAGGGACGTGTACTTACGCCCATTAGCCAAGACGACATGATCTGTTACCATACAGGGTTCATGTCCCACCTGACCCCCTTTCGGGGGCGGTCTGTCGTGGGATGGTACCTTTGGCAGGCCTTATGTACTTGGAATATTTCATGGATACATTGAGTCATACTCGTAGAAAGTAAATACAGTGACCAGGTAAACGACTTCACTCCGTTGCCCGCAAAGCGGGAAGGTGGCTATCGTCATTTGGATGTCCTAGATCCAGGATTATATTTACTGTTCTCTTATAGAGCAATCGTCGCTGTAACCCGTAGAAATACGGTGGGTACACAAGATAAAAACTTCTCTTCCTTCGGGAGGAAAAGCAAAAGGCAGGTGCCTCTTGAGCTACGTAGCCAAGTTTTGGGGGTTCGAC